TTTCAGTAATTGCACTTGACGGAGATGGCCGCACCGTCGATGCAGCCGATGAAGCGACGACTACGCGCCAGGGCCTCGCAAATCGTCTTGGGAATTTCCAGCGGGCTCAGGCTTGGCCGGCAGTCCGCGATTGGGGCTGGAGATGTAGTGCTGCACGCCGATGTACACAGCAGCAATGCCGCCAGCCAGCAGATTCGCCACGTCGGGCGTGAGCCAGCCCAGATCGAAGCCGAACTGAGGCGCCGCGTTGCCCAGCGCCGTGATGAGCGCGGTGATCGCCAGAATGAGCTTGTCCTTGTCATGGAGCACCTCTGGATCGGCGATGGCCTCGCCGCGGCGGAAGAGGGAAAAGAGGGTGATGAGCTTGTTCATTCGTGGTCCTCAAAATCGAACGGGTTGGAGATCGCGTCGGCGAACGCTTTGCAGCGCAGCCACGCGGCCAGGATCAGGACGGCAATCAGGAAGCCGAGGGCGATGAGAAGCGGCGTCATGCGAACTCCAATGCCTCTTTGGCAGCGGCGTACAGGCCCAGCCTCTGGGGATAGCCGTTCAAGCCGCCGTTGATCGTCTTGGTGATCCGCTCGAAGGCTCCGGCGTCGGCCAGCTCGTTCAAGCCATGCTCTTTCCAGAACCACGCGGCCGAGCGCGCGGCGTTCACAGGCTCGGATAGAAGCTCTGGCTGCGCGATGAAGTCTTGGCCCAGCGCCTGCGATGCCTTCACATAGTTCGCGCGGCCGGTGACTTGGATCAGCCCCCTGCCCCGGAACTTGAAACCGTCGCCCGGCGCGATGTTTCCCAGGTCGTAGCGCGTCTCGTAGCGCCGCTGCGAATCGGTCGGCCCCCACAGCTCCACCAGCCAGTGCAAGCCGCCGCTTTCGTGGCCGATCTGCGCGAGGAATGCCGCCTGCCGCGCCGGGGTATCGATGCCGAACTCCTGCATCGCGGCGTCAAGGATCGGCGCGAACTCCTGTGCGCGATCAAAGCGCGTGCAGCCCGTGCAGGCCATGACTTGCTGCGGGGTCATGGCGTCCACCTGATGTGAGACAGGCCCCAGGTGATGAAGCCCCCGAGCGCCGAAGCCGCCCCGCCCAGGGCCACCAGCAAGCGCCAGCCCCCCTTTGCCTCTGCCAGTTGAAGCCGGATGGCCTGCATGTCCTCGGACATCGTCTGCAGGAGCAAGGTTTTCTGCCGGTCGGATTCCAGAAGCTGCGTAACCTGCGCCCGGATCTGCCCGAACTCCATCGGATCGATAACGCTCATCTGCGCGCCCTCCTGTCGGGCTGTCGTTGCGGGAAAAGAAAAAGGCCCCGAAGGGCCGCTAGCCGAAGACGCCCGAGGGCGTTACGGGATGGATCTCGTAAGCCTTCCACGCATCGGGCAAAGTCCCGAGCACGTTCACATGCCAGCCTGCGATGAGAGTCGGCGCGGTGATGACGTTGCCCTGCTCGTCGTAGGTGCCGCCCGAGTACATCGGGCCGATGATGCGAATCGCTTGAACACCATCAGGCAAGGGTGAGCCGGTTTCGCCTTGCGGCTCGAAGCCAGCGGGAAGCGTGGCCTCGAAGCTGGCTTCGTCGGGGAAGCGAAGGTAGAGGGTGATGCTCATTGGGTCAGCACCTGAAGTTGGGCGTTGGGAAGGCGCGTCGGGTAATAGCGGAGGCGGCGAATGTGGCCGTTCAGCGACTGGATGCCAGCGCCATTGCCAAGTTGCAACTGTGTAACGGTCGGAACTGCAGCACCTCCACTAGCCGGAACGGCGCCGTCGGCTGTCGCAGCGAAGTCGTTCGCCGCATACGCAATAGCCAGTTTCGAAGATGAGACGTTCCCAGAGATGTTCGTGCCCGCCCATGACGTGGTGCCGCCCGCGATAACGATGCTGTTCCAAAACGTGTTCGCGCTGCGTCGAAGCTGGATTCGGTTATTGCCAGTACCGTCATCGGCGGACAAGATCGCGTAAGCGAGCCCAGACGGTGGAACCGGCGCATCGCCTTCGACTACGAACGTCCCCTGCGCAGCGTTGAACCACGACGAGATAGACGCCATCACTTCGCTGTCTGCTGTGCGGGTGACTTGAGCGGTAGTGGTGGGGATGTGGCTCGTAATAAACGAGCCCTGCTGAACGTCGGCGCCTTCCAGGAACGCACCACTGGACCCGTCGCCCGTATAGCTAAATGCGCCAGTGCCATCAATCAATCCGACGCGGATACGCCCGGTAGTGGTGGCGTTGTCGATAACGCCTGTGATGATGCAGCGATAGAGCCCGTTGCCCCAGTTCTCGATCTTCGCCGAGTACCCGGAACCCGTTCCGTATGTATTGACAGCGCCAGCAGTACCCGCCGATAGGTCGAAGATGACGTTGCCACCCGTCGTATTCGTGTTATTCGTCCAAAATAATTGAATCTTCGTGCGCGTGCTGGCTTTCGCGAACACCGACGCCGAGTAAGTGGTATTCGCAGTGATCGTGAAATCTTGCGAAAGATAGTGAGCGCTGGTGGATGTGTCCTCCACCAGCTTGTCCATCGTCGTCGTTCCGAACGGCCCGACTGCGCCATTGGGAGAGACGGTCGAATTAGCCTTGACCCAGCTCGCGCTATCGAATTCCGCCGACCGCAGCAGCAGATTCGTTCTCTGCTCTTCCACCAGCAGCCCTCTAGCTGCAAGCGTCACGGGGTCGTAATCGAACCTTGGAGCAGAGGCAGAAACAATGTTTCCGCTCGAATTGACTCGCGTTCCTCCCGCCCCTCCTGTGATCGTCAGGCGGGAGTCGGCAACTTCCGAGCGAATGAAGTCCAGCGCCATGGATGGCGTCAGGCCATTGCCGGCCCGCAAGCGTCCTATGCCTCTTCGCAATTTGTTCTCCTGGGGAATGCAAAAAGCCCCGAGAGCGGGGCTTGGGGGAAACGAAAAACCCGCCGAAGCGGGTTGGTTAGATGGTGCAGCCTTCGTGTAGCTTGCGTTTGGCCGCTAGGTAGGCGGCGTGGGCTTCTTCTGGAGTATCGAAACGACCTAGCCACTTCAACCGGCCGTCAGCCTTGATGTGAGACTTCCAGCATCGATCGCGCTCATCCCAATACGCTCCTAAAAGCCCGCTCTTTGAATCTGAGCGAGCGCGTCGCTGATTCTGCGAGTTGACCTGTTGCGAGGTGTCTCTCAGGTTAGAGATCCGATTGTCCAACGGGTCGCCGTTTATGTGGTCAATCACGCCAACAGGCCACGCGCCGTAGGTGTGCAGCCACGCCAATCGATGCGCTTTGTAGTTTCTGTGGCTTATGCCTATCAACACGACTTGGCGAACGCCATCGCTGCTGCCGATCCAGCCGGCAGGCGCGCCGTTGTTCGCTTTGCCACTTGTCACCCTCCACGTAAACACGCCCGTCTCCGGGTCGTAGTGCAGCAGCTCGCGCAGGCGCTCGGCAGTCAGCATCAGTGCGGCCTCCCATAGACGGAGGCGGCTAGCGTCCTAAGCAATGCTCTCGCCTCTTCGATCTGCGAGGCGCACCCGTACAGATAGGCGTCCTGCAGGTCGTCGTTGAGGGCTCGAAATGACTCTCCGGCGTTGCCGCAGGTCATCTGAAGCTGAGCCTCAAGCCTCGCCAACAGATCGACGGCGCGCTCATAGATGTCCGCTTTCTTCGCCGTCATGGGCACCACCAGCACGCGGCCGATGCCGGTCTCGCAAGCTGTTTCAACGATCATTTGCAACCCCCTGCTTCTGCGCCTGCTCGAGCAAGCGATTCAGGACGTAGTTCATGCTGCGTTCCTGGGCCTTCGCCTGCCCCTTCAGCCAATTCCTCGCACTGTCCGGAATCCGGACCTGCATAGGCTTGAGAATCGGTTTCGCCATCGCATCACTCCTTTCGAGGTGGAATGATGCCACTCTAATACCAATACCACTCTGATGCCACAATGACCCCTTGGCGTGGTGGGTTTTTGGCATCACAGTCCGCCGCATGGCTGACTACGACAGGTTCAACCTCCGATTCACCGAAGAGGACGATCTACGCCAGCGGCTCGAAGCTGCCGCGAAGAAGAGCAACCGCTCCTTGCATCAGGAAATCATGGCGAGGCTGCGCGCCTCTTTCGAATCGCCCTCCATCGAGTCCAGAGTGGCTAGACTGGAGGAAGAAGTCTTCAAGCGAGGCAAAAAATGAGCCCCGACACGCAGCACGAACTGGGCCACGCCTTCGGAATCTTCATTGGCCCCCTTTTGATCGCGACTTTCCTGGCGATCTGCCTGTGGGTTGTCCGCAAGTTCTTCCCTCGCGCCGAGTGGTGGCTCTTCTCGCCAATCAGCGGCGTTATTCGACGCCTAGCAGGCCGCGCCCGACCGGGATCGCAGATTGCATCCCAGCCTGGGAAAGCAGCTTCTGCCCAATCGGCCCGACATCCAGTAGGCCGCGACTGAAATACGCCTGCCCTAGCGGCGACATATAGGCGGCGGCTGCGGCCTTGTTCCCGAGAAGCAGCGGAATCCCGGTAATCGGGTTGGAGAACATCATCTGCTGCGCGAGCTGGCCGCTGGTCGGGTTCGGGATGCCCTTGAACGCCTCGCCGATGCGCGCGATGTCGGCCAGCTCGCCATTAGCCTTGCCCGTCCGCAAGCCCGGTCCTTGAGCGCGAACAGCCGCAGCAGCACGCGGCGCGCTCACGTTCCCAGCTTCCGCGACGTTTGACTTGGTGAGCGTCTTGAATGCCTTCCATTGCTGCCGCGCGAGATCCCATGCCTCTTGATCGGCCGCGCTGAGACTGCCCTTTGCGGCGTCGTCCAGTGCGCTGTATAGCTGCTTGTACGCCTGCCCGGTCGTGGCGTCGCCTGACTTGAACGCGCTTTGGGCTTCGTTCGCCAATGCGGTGCGAATCTCCTTGTACGCTTTGCCGTCCAAGTTGTTCGCCGCCGCGAGGTCCAGCCCCTTGTCGATCAAGCCATTGATCTTCGTGTTGGCGAAAGCGCCGCGCGCCGCGTTGTCTGCGTCGATTTTGGCTAGGGTGTTGATGAACCCGCCGCTGAGGTCCGGCTTCGTGATTGCACCGAGCCGGTCAAACTCGTCGCCGATGCGTTTTTGGGCAGTCGCCATCACGCCTTCATCCAGAGAATCGGCCGCTTCGCCCATGGCCTTTGCGCCAGCGCGATTGAGCGCGGTCTGGTTGGCCGTCGCGACCTTTTGCATCGTTCCTGAGGAACCCGGCGTGCGCAGCAGGTAGTTCTCGAACGCCTGCATTCCGGGGTTCTGCGTGATTTGCGCAGGCGTCGGTCTATAGCCGATGCGATCGGCGGCATTGAGCGCGGTGTCAGACACTCCCTGCGCACCAACACCGGCCGGCTTGAGCACTCGTGCAACTGCCTTGCCTGCCACATTGCCGGCAGCGCCCGCCGCGGCGTCGGCTCCCGCCCTCTTCAGGCGCTCCTCGGGCGTGCCGTAGGACAGCAAGGATTGCAGCCCGGACACGCCCGCGGAGGCCAGCATGGACGTGCCGCCTGTAAGCGGCAGCGCGGCCAGAGTGGGCGCCGTTTCCGCCACTCCCGTCACGAAAGGGTGAGCCTCTTGCAGCGGCTTGTAGATGCGGTCCTTTTCGGCCTCGTCCGCCGCCATGCTGTCTAGCGTCTTCCGGTCGTTCGTGGCGTAGTTATAGGCTTGCCGCATGCCCTGAACGAGCTTGTCCGTGCCGCGACCTGCCGCAATCAGCGCGGTTTCCGCAATGCCCGGCACCTCGGGTGCGGCTTGAGCCTGCGACTGCGATTGCGCCATCAGGCGTTTCACAGTGCCTTGGACGACCGTAGGGTTGGTCCCGTCCGGGAACTCCAGGCGGCGACCGTCAGCAAGTTCGGCGTAGAGCGGCATATCAGTTCTGGATCAGGTTGCCGTTGGCGTCAAAGCGTAGGACATTCGGCGCTTGCCGAGCCGGAGGCTCTTGGACGCCGAGGAACGGAGCGATCGCAGCAGCGTTCGGCATCGAGGCGAGCGGCTTAACCTGCTGGTTGTAGTTCTGGATCTTGAAGCGGGCCGAGCGGTCGAGGATGCCGCCGAGCAGCCGCAATTCGGGCACCGTCATGCTGTCCACATCGCCGGATGCAGCACGCTTGATGATCGAGCGTTCAGCCTCCGTGATCTGCCCTTGGCCCTTCATCTGCTGCGCGCCGTCAAGCTCAAGCTGCGCGAGCGACTGGATTGCCTGCCGCGTGTTGAGCATCTTCTCCTGAGCGTCCTTGCCGCCCACGCCGAGCATGTTCCCGACCTGAAGCCCGTACTGCCGGAATGTCGTACCCGGCCCTGCCATCACCTTGCCGGTGTTGAGCGAGTCCATCAGCCGGTTCACCGTGTTGATCGTCCCGAGCGATGCTTGCGCCTGCCCCTTGGCGTCCGTGAGCCCTTTGCCCAGACCTTCGGCCACGTTCGACAGCAAGCTCTTTTCGGTGTTCACCCCCACGCTCACGTTTGTCGCGCCCGCCTTCTTCTGCGCGGTCTGCCACTGTTCAAACGTGCCGGGGAAGCCCTGCTTCTGCGCGAATTGGTATTCCACGATCGCGGCAGGAGTGGCCTGTTCTTTCGGGTTCGTGAACAGCGGCTTGTACGTGGTTGCGTCAAGCAGCGAATCACCCGCCCCGAGCTTGATAGGCGCCTTCGGTTGCAACGCTGCCGCATAGTCGTGGAACGGCACGACGCCAGCCTTCGCTCCTTGGAATAGGAGATCTTGCGTCGGGGAGACTTGCGGAATGCGCGCAGCATTCGCGTTGGTCGGCCCGCCGCCTGCCGCGAGTGCATTCGCGCCCGCCTGGAATTGCGGCGAAGGCAGATTCGTCAGGAAATCGCGCGCCCGCTGCTGGTCCGATAGCTTGGACTGCGCCTCTTGGAGCTGCGCAGCGCGCAATTGCCGCTCCATGTCGCGGTCTTTTGCTCCACCGAGCAGATTGATCGCGTTCTGAAAGCCAGCCGGTGCGTTACCAGCCATAAGACCGGCCCCTAGGAGACCGATCGCCTGCGCGGAGTCCGGCGCCGCGAACATCTGGTCAAGTAATCCCATTGCTTACCCCCACCACCCAGCTAACTTTCCGAGCGCGGCACCCGAGAGAGCGCCCCCTAAGATTCCTTGCGTCCCCCCACCCTGAGAGCCCGATGCCGTCGTCGTGCCGAAGCCAGACCACGGCGACAGCGTGTTCGTGTACTGCTGGTACGGCATCCATTGGCCCTGCTGCCCGAGGTTGTAGAGGTTTGCCCCGAGCTGCGCGCCGGACTGATCGAGCCCGCGCTGAGCGTTGTAGAAGTTTTGATCCATGCCGTACTGCGTCAGCGCGCGGTTCTGGTCGGCGTTGTAGTTCGACCCGTACAGGTTCGCTAGAGCCGAATCCAGCCCCGTTGCCGCCTGCCCTGCCGCCACGCCCTGCGCGACGCCTTGCCGCGTGCCTCCGAGCCCCCCTACTGCCACCGCGCCCGAGCGGATGTTGTTCATGGCCTGATCGAGGAATTGCTGTTGCTGCGCACGGATCGCGTCGGCTTGCCTGCCTTCGTAGGGGTTGCTCGAAGTGCCGTAACCGCCGCCCGTGCTCGTCATGCCAGTGGTCCCACCCGGATGGCTCGCGAGGTATTCGGGCGAGTTCCTGATGTCGTTGGCGATATCGGCAATCGACGTGGCTCCCGACGCGAGATTCTTCGAGTAAAAGTCCAGGCCCGCCGCGTCAGGAGTGCGGCCAAGCAGGTTCTGATATAGCGCCGAGATGTTCGTTGACGGGGTGGCTGTGGCTTGAGCCATGCCAGAACCTGCACCGCCGCCATTCGCCCTTGCCCAGAATGCGTCCTCTTGGGCGATCTGGGGATTGGACGGGCCGTTGAACATAGACGAGCCCGCACCATTGGTGCCGCCGCCACCGAGGCCCGCTCCCGGCGATGCGCTCAGCCAGCCATTCGCCACGCCCTGCGCCACGCTCGGATCCATCGCCGTGTGCGTCAGCGGCTGCACACCTGCGGATTGCATCGAAGGGCTTGCGCCTAAGTACGCATTGAAGTTCTGCGTCGCCTGCGAGCCGATGTTGTTCAGCGTGTTGTAGAACGAGTTCGGGTCGTAGGGGCTGCCAGTTGCGAGGCCCGGAATCGTGTCGTGCCACTGGCCGAAGGTCATGCCTGCCGGAATGGTCGAAGCCATGTCTCTTACCTCCCGAAGCGCGGCATGGCCGCGAATTGCGCGTAGCCGTTGCCGGCGATGGGTTGACTCAGAAGGCCGAGGCCCGTTTGCGACATCTGCTGCCAGCCTTGCGGGTTGGCGATCTGCTGCTGAAAGAGGTTTTGCGCAGATGGCAGCAAGCCGCCCTGCCCGTAGACATAGGGCTTGAGGGCCTCGGGGATGTCGCGCGTGGTGCTCTGCGAGGTTTGTTGCGGCTGCGAGCCGGCGGCTGCACCGAGGATGGTTGCAGCGGGGCCAAGGATGCTTCCGGCGCCACTCAAGAGCCCGCCCGCACCTGCTGCCGCGCCGGCCGTCCCCGCGACCGTTCCCGCCGCCGCCCCGGCTCCTGCAGCGCCGCTAAGCAAGCTCCCACCGCCTGCCGCCGCCTCGCTGCCATACGGCACGGCCAGGCCGCCGTTGGCAGCGAGCCCCGCCGAGCCCGCATCCAGTGCATTGATCGAGTTGCCCTGCACTGCGAGGGATGGATCGATCGCGCCCTCCGCGCCGCCGAAGCCGAGGAAACCGCCATTGACCAAGCTGCCCGCGCCATACAGCGCGGCAAGCAGCGCGACGCCATCGGCGTTGTCGCTGATCGTGCTCTTGAGCAGATCGCCCACCGAGCCGCCGTTTTCCACCGTGCGCTGCCCTGCGTAGTCCCCGCCCGTGCCATACAGGTCGTACGTCGATCCGGGATTCAGGCCGCTGAAATTGCCCGTGAAGCCCAGAAGCTGAGAGGGGTTGCCCGCATCCTCGCCTGCATGAACGACCGCCGTGGGCGCGAAGCCGCTTTCGTTCAGGCCGTAGTTATTGGCCAGGTACTGCTGCATCAGCTGCGCGTACAGCTCGGGAGTGAGTTGAGGTGGCATGTTTTCCTTTCAGCCGACGAAACTCCAGCCGGAGTTGTCTGCCTTGCGTCGATAGATGCCCTCGCCGGAGCCAGGGTTGAAATCGGAGCCGTCCGCATAGATCACCATCCCCGCGAAGTACTTGGCGGGTTCGGCGTGCAGCACCTTCAGGCTCAGGAAGTCGTTGGCAGATTCCGACGCCTTGCGCACGGCCGCGTGCAACTGCTGGCCGTAGTCCTTCAGCTCCTTCGGTGCGCTCTGGGGAATGGTTGGCGGTGCGAATCGCTGCATCACCACTCCCCATCCGGGTTGAACCAGAGATCCATCGTTCGCAGCGCGGGCGTGTCCGATGCCGTCGTGGTCATCTTCCAAGCCGGATAACGCCCAGACGGAGCGAATGCGCTTACGCGCTGCGTCGTGTTGTGCGTGTAGGTCTGCGCGCTGGCGTAGGTGACGGTGCCGTCCTGCGTCGGTGCCGAGCCGTGATAGATGGATGCCGTGAAGTTCGTGGACGCATCAAAGCGCGGCATGGACTGATGCAGCGTCTTGAAGTCCGTCGAATCGAGATCCATGCCCGTCCGCTCGAGCATGGAGGTGTACGTGCTGCCGAAATCCGTCGTGCCCGAATCCACCAGTCCCGTTTTCGGCGAGCTCGTCCCCACCAGCATCCGCGCGCCCGTGGCAATGGAAGTCGGGACGAAGCCCGAGCAGGCGCAGGTCACGTTGGCCAGATCGCGCTCGCCCCAGGTGTCGTCGTTCCAGTTCCAGACAAGCGCCTTTGTGCAGGTCGATTGCCCCGACTCCGGGAAGCACACCCAGACCTCGTTCGTGTACGGGTTGACCTCCACGAACGTGCGTTTTCGGTTCGTGGAATCCACGCGCGAGCGGAATGAGGCGAGCATCCGGCCTTCGACCAGGCTTTGAGATTCGGCGCCGGCGTGAATGCGGATGTCCAGCGAGCCGGAGACGAACACCTGCCCCTTGGGCGTGTTGGCGATGCAGTTCGCCGCCAGCAGGCCATCGTCCTTGCTGTAGACGCTGGCGTGGCGGAAGTCGAACACCGCGTTGCCGCCGATGTAGGAGATCGAAAAACGACAATCGCCCTTGTAAAGCTGGAAGGTGTCGCCCCACTCCATCCCGTCGATGGCTTCCCGCTCGGAGACGCAATCCTGCTGGCCGGAGTCGTTCGTGGCCGAGGCGGTGAAGTACAGCGGCACCGTGCCGGGGTCGGCCGCCGAGGACCACAGGATTGCGTGGCGGTATTTCGTGCCGCTGACGGTGGGAGCGACGAGGACTATGTAGTTCTTGAACGGGCGCGCCGCGTCTGCCTTGTTGCCGGAGTAGGCCGCCATCGGCACCAGCTTGGACGTGGCAGCCTGATCCCAATAGAAAAGTCCGTCTATCGGGTTGTTGTAAATCAGGACGCCATTAGAGTTGCCCAAGGTGATCTTGTCGTCGACTCCCCCGGTGAAGTTCAGCGTGACCGCTGAATTGACCACGTAGGAGATGGCGGCGACTTGCGCGCTTGTCGCCGTGAATGTCCGCGATTGGCTGGACGTATACGTGAACACCGTGGCCGAAGTGACCGTGATCGTGAAGGTGCCGTTCTGTCCGGTTTTCGGGCAACCCGACATCGTTACCGAGTTACCCGTCGACAGTCCGTGGTTCGTGCTGGTCGTGACCGTGCAAGTCGTCGTGCTCTGCGAGTAGGCCGAGACCGTTTTTGACGCTGACGGGTCCAGCCGCGTGATCTCTGTTTCGGTCGTACCGTCGTACGAATACGCTTTCGTGAGGCCCGCATAGACGAGATACCGGCTCGCGCCGCTCGAATACGCCGCCATGCCGTACGGCGTCTGAGAAGGCGTGTTCACCGTGGCGATGCCGCCCATGCGCTCGGCCTTGCCGTTGCGAAAGCGCATGTTCTGGCAGTCGGACCAATAGCCCGGCGCAAGCTCCCACGAGGGCTGGTCCTTGTTCAGGCCCTTGCCCCAGTCCTTGATCGTGACCTTGACGGGCTTTGTCATCGCGCGACGACCGATAGGGACGAACCGGCGTACTTGCGGTCCTGGTTGTTCTGCTCGATGCGTGCCAGCGCCTTTTCGTACAGCGCGAGCCACTTCTGCGCGGCCGGATCATCGTTGCGAAAAAGCGCCGACTGATGCAGCGAGCCGAACAGATACGCATCCGGAAAGCTCGCCAGGATCGCGTTGGAGGCGTTCGAGCCCGACAGCGCCGTGAACCTGGCCGAATACGTCATGACGACCGAGCCGCTTCCCATCGGCGTCGTCTTGATCGAGCCGCCCGTGATCGTGTAGAACTGCCCGTCGCCCGTGTCGTTGGCGCGCAGCTGGTCGTATTGGTCCGGCGTGACGTAGACCAGCGGGTAGTCGGGCGAGCCGTCCCAGTACACCGAGCGCATCGCCACAAACCCCGTGGGCAGCGTGCCCGTGCCCGCCGTGATCGTGACCGTGGCCGACGTCTCGAATTCCAGCAGCTTGGCGCGCACCTGCATGTCCGCTTCGCACAGGGCGATGAAGTCGGGAACGCTCGCCGTGTAGGAGGTGTCTCCCGAGCGATGCTCCCAGCTCGCCACGGCGGTCTGGAGTTCGGAATACGTCGTCATCGACATTTACGCCCCGAAGCCGAACGTGAATTCGACCGTGCAGGTGCCCGAATCGGCGATCGCGGCCATGTAGGTGTCCGATTCGTTGATCGAGAACACCTCGGCATAGGAAAAGGGCGTGCCCGGGTTCGGGCAGAGCATGTCCGTCAGCGTCACCGCCGTGGTGCCCGAGCCCACGCCGGAGCGGATGCGCGCGGATGCCGTGCCTGCGGTGTAGACGACACGGACGGCCGTGGCACCCTGCGCAATCGCGGGAATCGCCACGTTGGCCGAGGTGGTCGTGACGGTGCGCTGCACCGTGGAGCCGGGGATGGGGTGAAAGGGTTTCATGGTCAAAGCCTCCCGGGCCAGATGCGGAAGTGGGACAAAGAGGGGTCGTTGCACATGCGCTTGATGTGCTCCTGACCATTGAGGAATTCGCGGAAGGTGATGCCGTTGTCGTTGCAGTAGCGCTCGACCAGCACCATGGGCAGCGACGCGGCCAGCTTCATCTCGGAAGAGCCGTGCAGGCCCTCGTTGTGCAGCGCCTTGGCGCGCTCGGCGATCGGGTCGCAGTCCTGCACGCGCTCGAAGATGGTCTTGCCGTCTTCCTCGTGCATGCGTGTTTGGACCGGCCCGTTAGACAGCACTCGCATAAGAAATCTCCGACGCTTCGCAGCGGTGAGAGAAAAGAAAAGGCCCCGAAGGGCCGGATTCGACTGCGCTGGTTTTTTAAGCCGGCGCGAGAAGAACAGAGATCACGCCGACAGCCGCCGTCATGGTCCCGGTGAAGTCCACGCCCAGCGACGTTCCCGCGGGGATCTCCAGGTCGCTGGCCGTCGTGGACAGCGTGAGCGTCTGGTTCGTGTGGATCGTTCCCTTGAGGTTGGCCGTGCTGGAGTGCACCGCCGTGCCCGAGGACGTGGACGTGCCCGACGCGGCCTTTTTCACCGCGACGGTGACCGCGCCCGCATCAGTGCCCGCCACCGTGGGGCGCACGATGACGCCCTTGACGACATAGGCGCGCTGCGCGACGAACACCGCGCGGTCCACGCTGTTTGCGTCGTAGTGGAAGTTCACCGACACGAAACCGCCGTCGTCGCGGTCAGTGCCTTGCAGACCGGCCGAGCCGTCGGTGTTTTGTTTGAGTGCTACAGACATCTTGTGCTCCTTGTGGAGACAGGGGGCCGAAGCCCCCCGTCAGGTTTAGGCGATGTCGTAGATCGCGCCGTGGGCCTTGGGGTTCTTGTTCTCCAGGGTCCATTCGCCGATCAGCATGGCCTTTTCCGAGTCGCCGGTCGCCGCGATCTCCTTCTTGAAGATCGGGCGCAGCCAGGCAATGGCCAGCTTGTCCGACTCCAGGATGAACACGTCGCGCGTGCGCTGGAACAGGTTCGGAACGGCTTTCAGCGTGCCGAAGTCCGACACGTACACCTCGACCGCCGCGGTGACCTTCTTGTCCTCGCTGTTGTCGTTGCGGTTGGCACCGCCCGTGAACCCGGAGAACGTCTGCTTGGCCGCCGCGCCCATGGAGATGGTGTCGGGCTTGCCGCCAGCGGTGAAGATCAGCTGCAGGACAGTCTTCAGCTGCGCTTCCGTGAAGGACCGCGTGGTGCCGTCCGTCACGCCGGTATTGCCGCTGTAGGAGGCCAGCGTGGTGTCGGACGCCTTGCTGGTGTTGTCCACCGTCCAGCCCAGCAGGCCGCGCGACTTGCGCGGAGACGTGGCGGTCACGTCGTTCTGGGTCACGCCGAACTCGATGTCGCGGCGCATCTCCAGACCCTTCAGGGCCATCTGGTAGTCGATTTCCGACGAACGGCCAGCCTTGTCCACCTTCTCCTGCGTGCCCGAGATCACGATGCCCTTCGTGGAGATCTGGGTACGGTTGGTCAGGCGAACCGTGGGCGTCACAGCGACAGCGGAGAAGTCGTCGCCTTCGGCCTGCGCGTTGGAGGCCGCGGCGGCAAGCGCCTGGGTTTGCCACTCGTGCAGCGTGGCCGTGGCTTTTTCCTTGCCACACAGGGAGTAGACCGGCGTTTCGGTCGGGTCGATGCGAGAGATCACATCGGTGAGGTCCTCACGGTTGCCGATCGCGGCCGTGGTGAGGTAGGTATTGCTCGGTGCAGACATGAATAACTCCAGCGCCTCTCGGCGTTAGGATTTACGAAGGGACGCGAACACCGCTGCGGCGTCGCGAACGGAGCCGGTTTGGCCCAGCCGCTTCATCGCGGCGGTGCGGCCATCCAGCGCACTGACTTCACCGC